TGACCGCCATGCTGCCGTGGAATTCAGCGCCTGCCGTCGGAACCGGCTTCGATAATACGCTGGCGAACACGCTGGACATGTTCTTCACGCAGACCGCCGCCACTGGAAGCCTGACTGTCCACCAATACATTGTTTCGTCGTTGAACTGATGCCGACATTCTCGACTTGGAGCGCAGGGGTGATCGGAGAGCCAGGGCAAAAGCCGCGTCCGCTCTCGAAGTTCAGGACCTTCCGCAACGCGAAAAATTTTACAATCTCCGGGGTCACAAAAGATTCTTCTGGTAATCCCCTGGCAAACTGCGTCGTCCATCTATTCAGGACGGGCGACGATTCCGCAGTTGCAAAGACCACCTCGGATGGTTCAGGCAATTATTCATTCACTCTCGGAGACAATGCGGGAAACTTCTACGTGGTTGCTTATCTTCCAGGCGCGCCGGACGTGGCGGGCGTGACGGTCAACACTTTGATCGGCGCTTAAAGTGCCAGACGCCTTTTTATATCCAGGCGAACCCAATCCGTCTGACGTTCGTCTTCGCGATCCGACCACAAGCGGGGCGCAATCCATTTCAGGATCAGCCGCGCTGACACAGCAGCCGCAAACGCATTCGGCTTCCGGCTCGCTTCAATTTGATTCCAACGCCGCGCTAATCGAACAACCCGCAACCACGTCAGCAAGCGGGACCGAGACATTCAGCGCCAGCGCCGCGCTCGCCCAACAGCCGCAAAGTGTCGCCGGATCGGGATCAGAAATCTTTTCCGCCGCGTCCGGGCTTGGGCAATCCAGCCAGTCAATCAGCGCGCAGGCTTCGCTGGTATTCTCAGGGACCAGTGGACTGATCCAAACGCCTGCGACGATCACGGCGTCCGGGGCAGAGCAATTTTCTGGCGCGGCCACGCTGACGCAGCAGGCCCAAACCATCACTGAAACAGGACTGGAAGATTTCGACGGGTCGGCTGGCCTGACGCAATCGCCCGCAACCTGTGCGGGCGCAGGTTCGTTGGTGTTCGCAGGCACAGGCTCGCTAATCGCAACGGCGGAAATCGGCAACGGTTCTGGAACGATCACGTTCAGTGGCGATGCAGTCGGTTCGCAGGGCAGTCAAACGATTCTGGCCGTCGGGCTGGTCCTGCCGCCCAGTTCGTTGCCGCCAGATATTTTCGCCATAGGCGATCTTCAAGCCAGCCCGGCCATCATGACCGGCACCGGCGATGCCGGCGGCGAAACACCAAGCTGGCCTCCGGGCGGAAGCACCAGCCATTTATTCAGACAATTCTTTTTGGCGCACAGACCCGATCAGCCAAGCCCGCCCAGCCCGGTGACCGGCATGGCTTCATTGACCGCGAAACCGGCGCGGATGTCTTCCCGCGGGAATTTGATTCCGAAGCGCACGCAAACGATTCGGCGCACAAAACAAAAAGCCGGAAAAGTGCGGATCGTTAAACAGGTCAAAAAGAAGACTGTTGTTGGCACAGCAAGGATGACCGCGGCGCAACATGAGTGCAAGGCAATGGGCAGCTTTGAAGACGTGGAATTGGAGCAAGCCATTTTACTTTTGCTTGATTGCGACTTGTGAATAAATCGAATCAATGCCCAAAGTCTTAAATGCGCGCCGGATGATTCGGGCCGTCGGCGGCAAAGCCCTTGTCATTCCAGAGGAAGGCTGGAACGCCACCAATTTCTACCGGCATGGCGGCCCGATGATCGTGGCGCTGGCGCGCGTGGCTAAAATCACCCAGCGCCGCGCGGCAGCCGTGATGGCGCGCACGCTTTATGCGCTGTTCAAACGCCAGCTCGACGCCGTGATCCGGCGCGTGTCCGGCCAGCGGGCGGCGATCATGCCAGGCCGCAAGGTCGATCTGGAAATTGCCTTCGGCCAGCACGAAGACCTTTGGCACCGGGCAATGCAGGAGGTTTTCCGCGAAGCAGGGATCGAGATCGTTGCGGAAATATCGCCGGCCATTCAAAGCGTCATGGGCCAGGGCTATTCCAAGGTGGGTCTGTTGCTTGGCCAGGACGCCGATCCCACGGTGAATCCGAAGATTGCACGCGATGCCCGAGATCTGGCCCGCCAGGTTACGGCCGTGAACGATACCACCCGCGAGCAGATCAGCCGCAAGGTGCGCTACGCCATTGAACAGGGAATGTCCGTCAGCGAAACAGCTTCCTTGCTGGAACGGGAATTGCCGCCGATCTTCGGCCATCGCGCGCTGACCATCGCGCGAACGGAATTGAATAACGCCTGGTCCCTAGGCGCCGCCAACAGTTTTTTGCAGTCTGAAACGTTAACGCATATTTCCGTTATCGGTTGCGAAGCGCGCGAGCCGCGCAGCCCGCATTGGAATGGACAGAGCACCTGCAACTACCCTGATTTACCAGTGCATGATCTTGATGCGTTCTTGGAAGTCGGGTTCCATCCATCGCATTCGGGTAATTTCGTGCCAAGCCGCTTCCGAAACGCGGACGGTTCTGTTGATCCTGAAGCCGAACGTCCGTCCGAAGCGATAGACGACAGTGCTACTGGACAACCTTTGCCGGACAATCCTTGATTGATTCGCAGTTGGATTCACGCTTACTATACAAAGCGTGACCAAAGCCCAAACACTTAAATATTTTTGGAAGAACGTTCAGAAGCGGCCAGGGCCAGGATGCTGGAAATGGATCGGCCCAATCAATCACGGTGGCTACGGCCAATTCCATTCTGGCACTGGCCATTCAAGAGAAAAAGAAACACGGAAGAGCGAACGGGCTCACAGATTCTCATGGAAGATTCATCGCGGGAGAATTCCGGCTGGCCTTTACGTGCTTCATCGCTGCGACAATCCTCTTTGCGTCAATCCAAAGCATCTCTATCTTGGCACGCAGTTGGACAATATGAGAGATTGCAAGGCCAAAGGCAGGCTGCACGTTTTTGTTGGGTCAAAACATCCACGCGCGAAGCTGACTGAACGAATGGTGGCAGAAGCCAGGCAAAGAAAAAACCGAGGATGGACTTTCAGAGAATTGGCCAAGCGATACGGGGTCTGTTTGCGCACGATGGCTTTGGCTTTGAACGGGGCAACCTGGAAACACGTGTGAAGATCACCCAGTTTGGAATTGATCTTGAGCACAAGGCCCTGGACAAAATCCACGCCGCGCTGGAAAAGCACCCTGCCGGCCTGCGCCTGGGCGACATCGCCAGGGCCACCGGGCTCGCAGTTGGATACGTGGCCGCGATCCTGAATAAATCCACCTGCGTGATCCGGCGCGTTCGGCGCAAGTGGTTTGTGGACTGGAATGATCTGCCGGCCAGTTTCAGGCCACAACGGGCTGCGAGGAAAAGTTTGACGAACACCACGGCTTGTGAGACAAGGCCAAGGTATGAAGCTCGTCGTCGTTCGCGACAGAAGTCTTTACCAGCCCGATCCGCCAGCAGGCGCCAAGGCTCCCGAACCGCCCAAGCCAGGCGAATTCGATAACATCAAGCATTTCGACGCCGGCTTTTCCATCGAAGCCCCGGAATCAAAGAAGTTCACCACGGTCAAGGACGGCGATGTGATCGTGGATTATCGCGACGTTCAGATCAAAGGCTACCTGTCCACGTTCAAGGCCACGACCGAAAGCGACCGGCAAGGGGATTACGTCGATCCGGGCGCCTTCACTGACACCATCAAAAATTTCATGGCCAAAAATCCCGTCCTGCTGCGCGATCATATCAACATGACCAGCTACCTGGCTGGCAGCTTCACCAAGATGAAGGAGGACAGCAAAGGGCTTTATGTCGAAGCGGCGCTGTCGAATTCACCCGACGTGCGTGACACGCGCTTCAAGGTGGCCGAAGGCCATTTGAAAACTTTGTCGATGGGCGGCCTGTTCCACTACAAGGAAGACGGGCGCGGCATTTTCAAAGTCGATCTTTGGGAAGGCAGCCTGACGCCGATCCCGGCCAACCCCGACGCCACTTTCTCGGTGCGATCCCTGACTGATGATGAAAAGCACTTCATCAAATCCGGCGGGGCGTATCCGAGCTATCGAGATTTTCTGCGGGCCATCTATGCGCAAAACCGTGCGGGATTAGCTGCGTAGCGGGCGGAAGCAGAAGCGGACGAAACCAACAAAACCGAAAGGTGAATCAATGAAGAAAAAATTAAAAGAGTTTCGGCAGATGGTGGCCGATGCCAAGAAAGCTTGGATCGACGCCAGGAAGGAAGCCAAGCTTTCCGCTGCTGAAATCAAAGCATTGCTCGACGCTTATCAGGCAAAGGCCGCTTTGCTGGAAGCCTTCGAGGCCGATGGAAAGAAAGACGACGATGAAGTGGAATTGCCGGCGGCGGACAAGACGCAGCCTGCGAACGTTGTCGATCTGAAGGAGCTGACCGACGCGATCAGCAAGTCGGTCAATGACGCGCTGGCCGCGAAGCTGCCCGACGCCCTCAAAGGCCAGGTGACGCTGGACGGGATCAAGCTGCTGGTGGACGATGCGCTGAAGAAAGCAAAGCTTGATTCAAGCGCGCCCACGGCTGAGCAGCTTCAGGGGATCGTGGCTGCGGTCGTGGATGAGCAGGTCAAGAAATTGAATCTGCCTTCCAAGCACAAGCACGCCGCCGGCGACGGCGACGACGGCAACCGCCGGGCCGGCGGGGCCGGTGGGATCGCCGTTCCTTACGGGTTGTCCAAGGGCAATCTGCCGTTGCACATGAAGCAACTGCTCAATTGCCTGATGCGCAAAAATCAGGACGACGGCATTGACGCCGACGTGCTCAAGAAAGGGACCGAGCTGGGCGACCAGATGTTTCTTGGAATGCGCACCGAAGGCGTGAAGGCGCTGACCACGTCCGGGACCGGGACCGGTGCGGAATGGTTGCCGCGCGATCTGAGCAGTGAATTGTATCGCCGGCTTTATCTGGAAAGCCAGATTGCCCAGGCGTTCATGGCCAATGAAGTGCCGATGCCAAGCGATCCTTACGACTACCCGCTGTTGACCACTGATCCGACGTTCAAGTTGAACACGGTGGAAAACCGGGAAGCGGAACCGACCGACATCGGGACAGCCAAATTCACGCTGGCCACGAAGAAGCTCATGGCGTTGGTTCAGTATTCGTATGAGGCTGACGAGGATTCGATCATCCCGTTGTTGCCCACGATCCAGATGTCTCTGGCCCGCGCGGCGGCAAGATCGTTGGAAAATGCGATCATCAATGGCGACACCACCGCCACCCATCAGGACAGCGACGTGACCGATCCGAACGATCAAGCCCGCGCGTGGAAAGGTTTCCGCAAGCTGGCCCTGGCGGTCACCGCCTTGAAGTCCGATCTGTCGACCGGCGGGATCAGCCGTTTGAACCTGCTGGCCCTGCTGAAGAACCTCGGCAAATGGGGCTCGCGCACTGGCGATCTGTTGTGGATTGTCGGGGCACGCGGTTGGACCACGTTGCTTGGGCTGGATGAATTCGCTCTGGCTTACGCGCGCGGATCGACGCCGACCTTCGCGGGCGGCGCGCCGCCGTCCTCGCCTTATGGCGGCCAGATTGCGGTCAGCGAACAGCAGCGGGAAAACCTGAACGCCTCTGGCGTTTATGACGGGGTCACCACGAGCAAGGGTTGTGTTCTTTTGGTGAACCGTATCGGGTTCGTGATGGGCAGCCGCCGGGAATTCACCGTGGAAGCGGCGCGCAATATCAAGTCGCAGACGAATGATATTGTGGCGAGCTTCCGCAAAGCATTCCAGCCGGTGGAAACGCCCAGCGCAACCGTCACGACGGTTTCTGCGGGGTATAACTACGCCAGTTAAAAAAGAACTGTGTCGGCCCGGCCAGCCCTGAAAAAGCTGGCCGGGAAGAAACGAAACAAACACAAGAAAGGATTCTGACTTATGGCATACGCTCCTACCAAGGCTTCCCCCAACGTGGTGCCGCAGCCGATTCATTATTTGGGCGAGGCTTTCGATAAAGCCACCTTGCCCGCGGCGGCAAACTACAAAAACCGGATCGTGGTCTGCATCGACGGTGGCGCTGCTAACGCGCCTTGCCTGGCGATCAGCGACGGGATCGGTTGGTTTACCATTGCTGTCGGCGCTGCGATTGCGTAAAAAGCAATCCGCGTGTTAACAATTGCCGGCGGGATCGGGGCGGCGCCACAGCGCCCCGTCCCCTGGCCGGCGCAACGAAAGGAAACGATGAGCAAATATATTTTTAGGGGCGAACCGCGGCAATTCGGACGCCACGGACATCTGGAAAAAGGCGACGTGGTTGAATTCGATGCGGGCGAGGAAGCGTATCAGAAGGAGAATCCGCACAAGGAATTCAAGAAATTGACGCCCGAAGAAGCGGTCAAGGCCGAGAAAGCCATGCAGGATCGCGCCGCTGCCGCCGCGCCAAAACCAGCCGGCCAGCCAGCCGGCGAAGAAGCGTCCGGCGCAAGCGCCCCGGCAACCCCGCCGCCAATAAACCTTGAAGACTTGTCCGCGCCGGAACTGGTGCAATTGGCTGCCAGCAAAGGGATCAACGTCAAAAGGAACGCCTCGCGCGAGGACCTGATTGCCGCGATTCAGGAAGCTGGTTAAAAAATCCGGTTACTTTTCGCAAGGCTTGAATGGCTTACACGCCGGTCAATCCCTACATATCGCTGGCTGATCTGCGGGAAGAGTTGAAGATGAAGC